CATTTTCTTTTTGGCAGTGTCGAACTTCTCGATGGAGCCTATGTGGTCTACCACAACGATTTTGGCACCAATCATGCTCTCGATATACGACTTGATTACACTGTCGTCAATGGTCTCGGCCCATGCGAGGCGGTTGGCATCCGAGTCGATGTCGGGACGCTTCGCGATGGCATACTGCTTGCGGAAGTAATCAAGCTCCATAAGGTCGTCCCATGTTGTCTGCGACACCTCCCAGTGTCCGTTTGGCATATTGTCCTTCTGCTTGGCATCGCGACGGATATTCTTCATGGTCTTGATGGGGGCGACTCCTGCCTTCTCGGTGATTGCTCCTGTCGAGGCATTCTTGGTGTACCATACTTCGGTCTTCTTGTTCTTGGCGGGGACACCGAAATCAAGCTCCAGAGGAATACCAAGATGGCTGTTGGAGGCGTTGATGACGAGCTTGCCGAAGTTTGACACAATCTGATGACGGTTGTAGAGCATGGTATTGTAGTTACCACCAAGAAGAGAGTCTGTGGTGATAAACAACTGCTCCATGGCCACGTCGATGATTTCAGGTGTCACACTTCCGATGCGGTCGGCGAGATACATCTGCTCGCGAAGTTCCTTGCGTCCGATGGAAAACTCATGTTTCCAAACGGGGAGCTGGCCCATGCTGAGCGCAATACCGTCTGTGGACTTGGTGGGGCCGTCCGAATCAATGTCAACGTGGGAAGCCATTGTGTATGGACGCACATTGACTTCAATCTGCTCGTAGGTCGGGCGAATAGGGATGTTGGGATTCAGGGGGAATCCCATCTGCTCATACGTCTTGTCGGCGTTGTATTTCTCGGCGAACATGTCGTTGAGATACTGCGAGAGGCTGGTGTAGCCATACTCAGGCAGACCCTTACCGATAAAATCGTAAAATTCTTTAGTTCTTGTCATTCCCATAGCTTACTCCTTTCTTTATGCTTTGGTTGGTTCTGCGGGAGCGTCGCCTTCATACACAAATTCCACAGCTGGGAGCTGCGCCATAAGCGACTTCGGAAGTCCGTCGCCTCCGTTGGCGCGGTTGGCGTAGATGCGTCCGTCGTAGCATACGGCGCATGTTGCCTCAACGACTCCTGTGGGTATGCAGACATCATCGAAAATGAGTCCGTTGACCTTGGGGAGATTTGTAGCGTCGGTAATCTTGACGATTGTCACCTCTTTACCGGGACCGTTGAAAATTACGGGAGTCCCGGCATGGATTACGTCTCCGGGATTGAGGTCGGAGGTGTCAATCCATCCGCCTCCCTGATAGCACTTGTTTCTTCGAGACCACACCGGAAAGTCGCCGCCAATGGAGGCGGAGGCTTTCGACATGGTGTTGAAGGTGCCGAACTGGTAATCGTTCATTGTTTTTTGATTTTAATTGTTACTCTGATTTCGGCAATCGGCCCCGCAGCTGCATCTTCTTTTTGAGCGCTTCGCGTTTGCTTTTTGCCGCTTCTGCCGCCTCCTTGCTGGCACCTTGTCTGCCTGAGCTTCCGTATGGCTCAGTTCCCTCGCCCATGTAGCGGCGAAGTTTCTGCTCGTAAATTCTCTTGGCATTTGCGGTGACATCCTCGGCGGTGTCTTTATCCCCGACCTGCACAGCTGCCACAGCGTCAGCCCAAATCGCCTCATTCGCGACTTTCAGCGATTTGCCCTTGGCGGTCACTTCGGAGCGCAGGGCGTTTGCGGACGCGTTCTTCGCGTTCAGGGCATTCTGTTGTTCGAGCTGTTCAATCCGCTTCAAGAGGTCGGGGTCTCCGCCTTTGTTCGCGGGGTCGGTTGTAGGGGATTGGGGCTTATAGGTTCTCTTGAAGTCCTCAATCCCGGCGGCCAAATCGGCGCGGTAGTTGCCGCCCATTGATTTCAGAATCGCCGTGTGGCGTTCCCAATAGGCATCATCGGGTTCCGTCCCTTCTGCGGGGAGGTTGTTGTCAACGTATGCACCGATTGTTCTCTGAGAAAGGGGTGTCTCCCCAAGTTTCTCTGTGAGAGTGGATAAAAGTGTCTCTTTTTCCATTTGTCTGTCAGATAGATAAATAAAAAAAAGAGCCTCAAATCAGAACATTGCTGTTCGTCATTGAGGCTCTTGGCCTTCTTCTCCTTGAGGAGTTATGTAGCTTGTGGCGCGGGGCGGACTCGAACCGCCGACCTCTTGGTTATGAGCCAAGCGAGCTGCCGCTGCTCCACCGCGCTATGTCCTAAGACTAATCTTTGTTTTCTTCGTCTTCAATCACCGCCACGCGGATGTATGTCCTGCATCGGCGGCATAAATGCCGGAACAATCCCTTAGTGTGCAGACTCTCGACCTCGAAAAGCTTCTGCCCGCATTCGGGGCAGATGGCAAGATTGTTGCGGTCGCTTCTGTCTGCCTGGTCTGTGTCTTTCTTTGTGATTATGTGCATAAGATGATTTGTTAACCGCAAAATTAAGTCTATTTTCCAATAATACAAAATATTTTGAGTGGAAAATAGTGGGTATTTTGGTAAAATGGACTAAATTTGCGGAAAATAACCCTCATAGAGCTTTCATCAAGCCGGATTTTCGCTTCAGTGCGGACTTCCGGCTTTTCTTTTATGGAAAAGTCGACAGACATACTGGCATTCCTTGACGGGCGCAAAATTGTGCCTTATGAGGAAATA